TATTGAAGTATCAGATGAGTTAGATTATGCTAACGAATGCTCAATAAACGAAGTATCTGAATTCTCAGAAATACTTAACCTTCCGTTCGAACCTAGAGATTATCAACTAGAAGCAGTAGCTCATTGCATTAGATCAGAACGAGCTATGGTTCTTTCACCTACTGCATCTGGCAAGTCTCTTATCATATATCTACTTACTCAATTTTATCAAGAGCATAAAACACTCATCGTAGTTCCTACTGTATCATTAGTACATCAAATGGCTGGTGACTTTAAGTCGTACGGCTATGGTGACGAATGTAAATTAATTACAGCAGGTGTAGATAAAGAGAACATAGAAGAGAATATAGTCATTACTACATGGCAGTCAGTCTATAAAATGCCGAAGAAATGGTTCGACCAGTTCGGTGTTGTAATGGGTGATGAAGCTCATTTATTTAAAGCTAAATCGTTAACTGATATTATGACTAAGTTAACTGACTGTAAGTATAGATTTGGTTTTACTGGTACATTAGACGGAACAGAGACACATAAGTTAGTTCTAGAAGGATTGTTCGGTCAAGTTAAGTCATTCGTTAAAACGAAAGATCTAATTGAAGCTGGAACAGTAGCAGATCTTAAAATTAAAATATTAGTATTAAAGTATTCAGATGAGATATGCAAGGCGTGTAAAGATCTTAACTTTCAAGATGAAATGGATTTTATCGTACGTAGCGAAAAAAGAAATAAGTTTATCAACAACTTAGTACAGTCTCTTAACGGTAATACTCTAGTGTTATTCCAATATGTTGAGAAGCACGGTAAAGAGCTTTACACCTTAATTAGTAATAAGATAAATAAAGATAGAAAAGTCTTTTTTGTGTTCGGTGGAACAGATGCAGAAACGAGAGAAAGTATTCGCTCTATTACTGAAAAAGAAACCAACGCTATCATCATTGCCTCGTATGGAACATTCAGTACGGGTATCAACATAAGAAATCTCCATAACGTAATCTTTGCTTCACCCTCTAAGTCAAGAATACGAAACTTACAATCTATAGGCCGAGGGCTGAGAAAATCCGATACTAAAGATGCCTGTACGCTTTATGATATTGCAGACAATCTACAGTACAAAAAGAAAGTAAATTATACGTTGAAACATTTGTACGAAAGAGTTAAAATTTATAATGAAGAGCAGTTCGATTATAAAATTTACAAAATCAATCTGGAGTAATAAATGGAGCCAGGAATAAAAGTATTAAAGTTAATTACCGGTGAGACCGTTATGGCTGATGTTGCATACGATAAACTAAAAAAGCATGCCACATTAAAGCATCCTCTTATCTTTAATATACAATATAAACAATCTGGCACCGTATCTATGGTTGCTACCAAATGGATTGAAAGTAAAAAAACTTCTCATAAAATTAAAACTTACCATATTATTGCTGCAGTAGAGCCAACTGATATGATGGAAGAGCTTTACTTAGATAGTGTAGAGGAAATGATAGAATATGATTCAGCACCAAGAGCTCCTTCGGTAAGAAGAGAAGAAACTGATGCAGAAGAACAGCTTTTAGAATATCTAGAAGCTTTTGATGATACAGAGGAAGAGACAATCATAGTACATTAAAGTTGATTTAAATGTATGTTTATAATATAATATTTTTATTTGTGGATTTATTATGGCTGAGACCAAGAAAAAGACAAAGAACCAATACGTAAACAACAAAGACTTTTTAGCTGCTTTGATTGCTTATCGTGAGGACGTAGCTAAAGCGAATCAGGAAGGTGGACCTCGTCCACGTGTTCCGAATTATATCGGCGAATGTGTAATGAAGATTGCTACCCACTTAGCACGTAAACCCAACTTTGTTAATTACACGTTTAAAGATGAAATGATTGCAGATGGTATTGAAAACTGTCTGCAATATATTGATAATTTCAACCCAGATAAGTCTAACAATCCCTTCGCATACTTTACTCAAATTATCTGGTTTGCTTTTCTTCGCCGTATTCAAAAAGAAAAGAAACTACTTTACACTAAGTATAAACTTACTGAGCAAGTAAACTTAATGCATTTAACTTCTGACGTTCAAGAGCATGATACTGGTTACGATTTTAACGATCAGATCAGAATGAGCGAATGGTCAGAAGAATACATGAATAACTTTATTGAAGACTTCGAAGCTAACAAGCGTAGAAAAGTCAAGAAGCGCGAGAAAAAAGATTAATGAAGCTTGCATTAATTACGGACCTTCACTTCGGTGTAAGGAACGATAATTCTGCGTTCGCAGATTATCAAGAAAAATTCTACAACAACATCTTCTTTCCTTATCTAAAAGAGAACGATATTAATAACGTCGTTGATCTTGGTGATACATTTGATAGAAGAAAGTATGTTAACTTTTCATCTCTTGATAGAGCTAAGAGAATGTTCTTTGAACCTCTTCAAGAAAACAATATCAGTCTGTACGCTCTTGTAGGTAATCATGACTCTTACTACAAAAATACTCTAGAAATTAACTCTATGGATTTGTTAGCCGAGCATTATAATAACATTCATATAGTTAACGAACCTGAAGTAGTAACAGAGTTTGATAGTGTTCCCATTGTAATGATTCCTTGGATATGTTCTGAAAATCAAGAAGAAATATTTAAACTATGTAATGAGACTAGCGCTCAGATTCTTTTTGGTCATCTAGAATTGTCTGGCTATCAAATGTATAAAGGTCAAGCTATTCATCATGGTATGGAAGATGGCTGGCTAAAAAAATTCGATATAGTATGTACTGGTCACTATCATACTAAGTCAACGACTGGTAATATAAACTATCTAGGTTGTCCATATGAAATGACATGGTCAGATTTTGATGACCCGAAAGGCTTTCATATCTTTGATACTGATACTAGAGAGTTGACTTTTATCCAGAATCCATATAGAATGTTTCACAAAGTACATTATGATGATCAAGAAAAAAGTATGGAGCAAGTAGTCAATCAAGATTTTAGTGAGCTTGAAGGCACATACGTTAAAGTTATTGTTACAGAAAAGTCTAACCCGTATTGGTTCGATATGTTTATTGAAAAGCTTGAAAAGGCTGGTCCAATACATGTTCAAGTAGTGGAAGATCATCTTAATCTTGATCTTGCGTCTGATGATGAAATAGTTAATGAAGCAGAAGATACATTAACAATATTAAACAAATATATTGATGCTTTGGATGTTAGTGTGAGTAAAGGTAAACTTGAAAGTACTATAAAGGATTTATATTCTGAAGCCTTATCGGTGAGCTAATGATATATTTTAAATATTTAAGATGGAAAAATTTCTTAAGTACTGGAAACGTATTTACAGAAATAAAGCTTGATAAACATAAAACTTCTTTAATTATCGGCGAGAATGGAGCAGGCAAGTCGACTATACTTGATGCTCTTTCTTTTTCTTTGTATGGAAAACCGTTCAGAAAAATCAATAAAAAACAACTAGTTAACTCAATTAACGGTAAAGAAGCAGAAGTACAGGTTGAGTTTTCGATAAGCAAAGACAACTATAAAATTATCCGTCACATTAATAAGTATGGTACTTCGAAGTTTGAAGTATATAAAGATGATGAACTTATTAATCAAGATGCTGCTGCTAAAGACTATCAAGAGATGCTTGAGAAGAATATTCTTAAACTCAACCATAAGTCATTTAGTCAGATTGTGGTACTCGGCAGTAGTACATTTGTACCTTTTATGCAGTTACCGTCCCAGCATAGAAGAGAGGTAATCGAAGACTTACTTGATATCCAGATCTTCTCTACTATGAATACTCTGCTGAAAGAAAAAGCTTCTGAGAATAAAAATGCATTAGTAGAGGTTGATTATAAAATTAATCTTGCAGAGCAAAAAATAGAAATGCAAGAGCAGCATATTAATGAACTGAAAGACAATACACAAAAAAGAATTAACGAGAATAAAGTAAAGATTGCTAAAGCAGAAGGTGAAAAAAAGAAACATGTCGATGCTATAAACCTGTTACAAGAACAGGTGGATGAAATGCAAAATCATAAACATGATATAGAAGCAGTTAAGAAGAAAAAGAAAAAGCTTGAACAGTTTGAATATAAGCTGCAAGATAAAATATCAAAGCTAAAGCAAGAGATTGAATTTTATAGTAATCATGATGATTGTCCTACTTGTAAACAAAACATAGATGAAAATTTTAAATGCGATATTGTAGATAAAAAGCAGACTAATCTTGAAGAAACAAACAATGGCTTTACTCTTCTTCAAGAAGAATATACTAAAATTAATGAGCAGCTTGAGCAAATACAAGCTGTACAAGAAAAGGTATCTGAACTTCAGCAAGACATATCAAGTAATAACTCTCAAATTAACGCTCTCAACAAACTGATAGATTCAATAAACGAAGACATTGAAAGTATTAATATAGAACAGGATAGCGATGATACAAATAAAGATAAGTTAGAAGAGCTGCAAGAAGAATTAAAAGATACTCATAAAGAAAAAGAATCATTAACTGAAGAAAAAGGTATATTAGATGTTGCGTCTCTTATCTTAAAAGACTCAGGTATTAAGACAAGAATTATTAGGCAATACGTACCTGTTATGAATAAACTCATTAGCAAGTATTTGGCAGCCATGGACTTCTTCGTTCAATTTGAGCTTGATGAAAGTTTTAATGAGACCATTAAGTCAAGATTTAGAGATGAGTTTAGTTATGAATCATTCTCTGAAGGTGAAAAAATGAGAATAGATCTTGCACTATTATTTACCTGGCGTGCAATTGCTAAGCTAAGAAATAGTGTAAGTACAAATCTTCTTATTATGGACGAAGTGTTTGACTCCTCATTAGACAGTACAGGTACTGATGAGTTTATGAAAATATTGAACGACTTGACTTCTGATGCGAATGTGTTTATAATATCTCATAAAGGCGATCAACTAATGGATAAATTCCAGAATACGATTCGCTTTGAAAAGGTGAAGAATTTCAGTAGGATAGCAGCGTGATATACAAACTTGTTAATGATAATCATCCAATATTAAAACACAAATGCACGTCATTTGATTTTAATGATCCGCAAATCGATCCTCAAGAGTTTGCAGACAATCTAAAAGAATCGATGATCGAGCACAAAGGTGTAGGACTATCTGCTTGCCAGGTAGGTTTTCCATGGAGAGTGTTTGCTGTAGGTGATCCTACTGATCCGGACAATATTGTTGTAATGTTTAATCCTCGCATAGTGGATGCATCAGAGCAAATGGTATTGATGGAAGAAGGCTGTCTATCATATCCTGGTCTTTTTATAAAAGTAAAGCGTCCAGAGCAGATAAGAATTCGTTTTGCAGATGCTACAGGTAATGTAACAACACGTTCTTACGATGGTATTCCTGCTAGAGTTATTCTACATGAGTATGATCATATGGATGGTGTAACTTTCCAAACTCGTGCCTCTTCATTTCATTTAGATCAAGCAAAAAGACAGAAAAAAAAGCTTGATAAAATTAGAAAAAGAAACTATAATAAGCTAAGTAATTAATAGTAGTGCCCTTCCACTACTTTAATAAAACTAGGAGACTGTATGTCTAATACTTCTAAGGAATATTTCTATTCCGAAATTTTCGATTCCGTTCAAGGTGAAGGTCACTATACTGGTGTACCTACTGCATGGTTAAGATTCTTTCTTTGTAATTTACAATGCAATGGCTTCGGTCAAGAAGATCCAACTAATCCTGATACGTATATTCTTCCATACGAAGAGTTCGATGCTAACCGTATTAAAACTGTAGAAGAGCTTCCTGTATGGGAGTATGGTTGTGACTCTTCTTACTCATGGTCTAAAAAGTTTAAACATCTACAACGGAAAGGTACACCAGCTGAGATAGCTGATCGTATACGAGCCGAATTTGCTAACGAATATAATGACGGTAAATGGGGTAACAGACATATGTGCTTTACAGGCGGCGAGCCTTTGATGAAGCATGCACAGGAGTGTGTTTTTGGTGTAATGTCTCGCTGGTTACACCAAAACGATTATCCTAAGTATATAACGTTTGAGACTAACGGTACGCAAACACTTACAGATAACTTTGTTAATTTATTTGAAGAGTATACAGAAAAGTTTAATGGTGAATTATTCTTTTCAGTCAGCCCTAAACTTTGGTCAGTAGCAGGAGAAAAGAATAAGCGAGCTATAAAACCTGAAAATATATCTCGTTATTATAATCTGTCAAATAAAGGACAGCTTAAATTTGTTATGGGTCCAAAACCAGAGCAATGGGATGAAATGGAAAGCGTTCTATCTCAAATAAGGGAACTGGGCGTTGATTGGCCTGTTTGGATTATGCCTGTAGGTGCAACCGTAGAAGGTCAAAAGCTTGTAGATGGTGATGTTGCTAAGATAGCCTATCAAAGAGGTTATAACGTATCAGCCAGAGTACATACATATCTCTGGGGTAATGTAGTTGGTGTATAATGATTGATGTATATTATGGTAACAGTAACGAAAAATTTTACGGTTTACTTGACATCGAACCTATTAGCGTAGTAAAAGATATACAGCAGTATGAGGGTATTCAAAATTATATAAAATGCCCCGCTGCAACATCATATTTTCATAATATGTTTGTAGTAAAATGCCCAGTTGACGTTTCTTATGATTACATAGATGATAATAACTTTGGGCCAAAGCATGCTCCTGAAGATGCGAAAAACATAATGACGTTTTCTTTTTCGGATGGAATGCATCTTATACAAATAAATCTGGTAGAATATTTGTTTATGTCACAAGCACCGTTAACAATTACATCTTTACCACCGTTTATGCATAATAGTGTGGTAAATAATTTCGCCGTTCTTCCAGGTGAATTCGACATTAGTCAATGGTATAGGCCAATACATTTAAGCTTTTATACAGAAACTAAAATATTGCCTTTCGACATACGAAGAGGAGAGGCACTATTTTATATTAAATTCAATACCAATGAGAAAATATCTTTAAAAAAATATAAAGTAACACAAGATTTGTGGCATTATGCAATGAATTGTGTTAATTTAAAACATCATCTCCGCAAAAAAAATTTTAACTTTCTGTATAATCTGTTTAGTAAAAATTCATATAACAGACGTATTGTTAAAGAAATAAAGGACAATTTAATATGAAACTGAAATGCACTAAGTCATACTACAATCTTCCTGTAGCCCATATGCAGTGGTTTGATTCTGATGGAACAGGAGAACCATTAACAGGTCCGTGTGCTAAGTGGCATGGTTACGATAGATCTGTTCATTTTGAGTTTGCTGGTGAAGCAGATGAGCATGGATGGATCGTTGGTTTCGGTGATTTAAAACCTCTTAAAGAGTTTCTAGAATACTACTTTGACCATACAGCTCTAGCTGGAGCTGATGATCCAAGACTAGATAAAATATATCAAGCGCATGCAAATGGACTAGTAGATCTAAGAGTACTACCTTATGGTGTGTCTATGGAAATGAGCGCTGTGTTTATCTGGGAGCAAGTAAATCCTTGGATCTATCAAATTACAGATGGGCGATCGTACATATCTAGACTTGAATGTCGTGAGCACGAAAAGAATTCTGCATATATTGAAATAGAAGAAAAGGTTGCTCGTAAGCAAGCTAAAAAAGCAGAGCAGTCACTTGTTATGAGACCTAATTGGAATGATTTTGTATCGCCGCGCGATATACTTAAAAAATATAGATAGTCTCAAAATCATAAAAAAGATATATAACGGTGTTGACGGGACACCCTCCGTCAGCATTCCACATAAACTTTCCCACAAGGAGATAAAAAACAATGTCCAAGAGACAAATTGCGTATGCTTCTGCTCAAGCAGTAGCTTTCACAGGCTTTGCTTTCTTACTACCGGCAGTAATCATATTCTTATCAATAGGTGCTTAATGCACTATTTTATTTTTTATATAATGTTTTGTATCCATCTTTATGTGAATCATGATTTTTCACCAAGAGTAAATATTACAAGACATATAGAACAAAATAATAATGCAACAAGGTTGACTTTATTAGTATAATATTATATAATAATCAAATAATACAAAGTGAAGGTATATTATGATTTCTGATGTGATTAAGCAACGTATTAAGGGTTCTAATGCCCGTTACTGGGCTGGTGATAATATCTCTGAATTCATTTACGATGAAGAAGAGAAGCAAATACTTATAGATGAAGTTACAGAAAAATTTGAAGCTGTCTTAGATTCATTGCTTATTGATAGACATAACGATCCTAACTCACAAGGTACTGGTCGTCGTCTAGCTAAGATGTATATCAATGAAATTATGTCTGGTCGCTACAATCCTCGACCTACAGCTACTGCTTTTCCAAACGATTCAGAAGATCGATACTCAGGAATGCTTGTAGTACGGTCTGAACTTAAGTCAATGTGCTCGCATCATCACCAGCCTGTAACTGGTGTAGCCTACATTGGTATCATTCCGAGTAATAAAGTCATTGGTCTATCCAAGTATACTCGTATTGCTCAATGGTGTGCACGTCGTGGTACACTACAAGAAGAGCTTTGTAATGATATAGCTCGCGAAATAATGCAGGCTACCGAGAGTGAGAATGTTGCAGTTTATATTCAAGCTACTCATGGCTGTTGCGAAAACAGAGGTATTAGCGCTCATAGTTCGTTAACTCAAACCACTGTACTTAATGGTGAATTTGATAACTCTGATGTTAAGAAAGAGTTCTTTGATAATGTTAAATTACAGCAGGAGTTCGCACCGAGATGAGAATAGCTCACGAAGCTCCATTAAGTATTATTAGAGACGTACAAAAAGTAACTGACTACGACTACGCTCTTGTTCATTTGTTTGATGAGAGTGAAGAGTACTTTAACTTTTTTAAAGAAGCAGTATCAAGCGGAAGATATGTTATTTTAGATAATAGTATCTTTGAACTTGGTACTGCTTTCGATATGAGTAAGTTTGCAGACTATGTAGACAAGCTCAGGCCTTCCGCATACATCGTTCCTGATGCACTAGAAGATAAAGATAGAACTATTGCTAACTTTGAACTTTGGATGAAGAACTATGATTATCTTCCAGGAAAAAAGATAGGTGTAGTGCAAGGCAAGACATATGAAGAAGTTGTAGAATGTTATAACTACATGAAAGAGCATGCTGATGTTATTGCTATCTCTTTCGACTATAGTTTCTATGAAAAACAATTTCCAAATGAAAAGACTAAGTATCATTCTTGGATGCTAGGCAGACAAGATATGTTATGGAATATGCTTCAGAGTGGAATTATAGATAAGACAAAACCACATCATTTACTAGGTGCTGGTTTACCTCAAGAATTTGCCATGTATAAGCACTGGGACTGGATTGACACTATCGATACTTCTAATCCTGTTGTTCATGGTATGAAAGGTATCAGATACCAACGACTTGACTTTGGTCTGCATGGACTAGAGAACAAAGAGTCTACAAAATTATTTACTTTACTAGACGAACAAGTTGATAATACTGACGATATATTCTATAATATTACCATGTTTAAATTGAACTTTATGGTTGCTTAACTTTGGAGGTTTTATGGCAGAACCAGTTATACATATAGCGCATACAGGACCAACCCATATTTTAAGTGATATTCAAAAGCATACAGATTTTGATGCTGCTGAAGTTCATCTATTTGACTTAGATAAAGAATATTACAATTTCTATAAGCAAGCTAAAAGAAATAATAGAATAGTTTATCTTAATTGTAGTAGATGGCAACTTGACCAGGAATATGATCTTGAAAAATATCAAAAATATATAATAGACTTAGAGCCCTGGGCTTATGTAGTACCTGATGTACCTGAAAGCAGTAAAAAAACTATAGCAAACTTTAAAAAATGGATAAAAAATTATAGTAAAAAAATTGATCCTGGCTGTCAAACCGTTGGTGTAGTTCATGGTGAAACGTTTGAAGAATTTGTGAACTGTTATAATTTTATGAAAGAAAATGCAGATAGAGTAGCATTTTCGTGGGATTGCAGTTTATATGAAGATTTTTATAAAGAAAATCAACAGACGTACGCAACACCATTTGAAGATGTTATGTCGTATGGCCGAGAAGAACTTATAAAAAAACTTTATTTTGAAGATCATCTTTCTCAAGAAGTATCTCATGATCTATTAGGCACATGTCTACCTTACGAAGCAAGAATTTATAAGCAATACAGATGGATGGAGGCTATAATAACATCTCATCCTATAATATCAGGTATGGCAGGTTGGAAATATAAGAAGTACGGTGATTCTGATCAGGTTTACGGTGTTCCGAAAAAATCCGTAACGAAGCTTTCTGAAATATTTGATGATAAGCTACTTTGCACCGTTAACAAAAAAATTATTATGAATAATATAAAATGGTTTAGACATACTATACGAGCGTAGCTATAATGTGGATTGCTTTATTTTCAAACAGCGGTAACGAACTAGCTGCTGTTAGTAACAAGCTTGGCGTTAAGCCGGATATTATCTATTGTGATAAGAAACGTGTTAATTGGCATGACGATATAAAAGACAATACATTTCTTAGCGATCATGATAATATCGTAAAAATACTAAGTATCATACCTAATGATGTTTTAGTAACCTTGCACGGCTATCTTAGATTAATTCCAGAGCGCGCTATATGTAAACAAATGTATAACGTGCATCCGGGTGATATTGTTAAGTATCCTGAACTAAAAGGAATACATCCTCAAGCTAAAGCATTAGAGCTTGGCTTACCATCGACTGGAGTTGTTATACATCAAGTAGTACCAGAAGTAGATAGTGGTGAGATTGTTTCATCAACTGATTATACTATTAAAGAAAACGAAACTAAAATGAGCTTAATTAACAATTTAAGAGATCTATCTATTGATCTTTGGTGCGACTTTTTGCGAGATAAAGTATGACAGACGAAATTGAAGAAACTGGCGATGCAAGACCTGATCATTATAGTCAGAAAGAAGGCTCTATAGAATGTATTGCTGCTATTGAGCAGTTGTGTGATGAGCATCAGAACGACCCGTTTACTGATTATAATCGCTTTCAAGCGTTCAAGTATTTGTGGCGTCTTGGTAAGAAAGACGATGTACTATTTGAACTATATAAAGCAAGACAATTCTTAGACTTTGCTATCGATAAACTAGAAAGAGACCGAGGTATTAAATGAGCGAAATTGAAAATATTGCGAGTAAGCATTTAGGTAAAGCTGGCGATGGCTCCGTAGTGAAGCCGTATATAACACCAGACAATGTAGATGCATCTCTGCTTGTTGGTGTACCTCGTCACCTTAATCGTACTGCATATGGTATTGATGATAACGATCTTCCGTTTGTTGGTGTAGACGCCTGGAACGGTTATGAATTTTCCACTCTTCTTACGAATGGCTTTCCTGTATCTGGCTGGATAAAGTTTACCTATCCGTCTGACACTCCTAATATTGTTGAGAGTAAATCTGTAAAATTATATCTTAACTCTTATAATATGGCTCGTCTAATTGAAACCACTGATGATGTTTATATTATAGAAGATAAAATATCTAACGATTTGTCTAAAGCAGTTGGCGGTGTTGTTGAAGTTTTTATTCAGTGGGGCGATATTGATACTGTTAAACCTATTATTGGTGACTTTACCTCGCTAGAGCATTATTGTAACATACAGAACATGTCGTTCGACAACTATAATGAAAGTGCTGATATTCTAGAAGTAGTTCCTTCTATTGGTAGATACGAACGTTGGAGATCTTACTCATTACGTTCTAACTGCCGAGTAACTAATCAGCCTGACTGGGGTGATGTGTATATTCACATTAAAGGTGAAAACTCTGTTACACCAGAATCATTACTTAAGTATATCGTATCAATGCGTAAAGAGAATCATTTCCATGAAGAAATTTGTGAATGTATTTACAAGCGCTTGTACGACTTATTAGATCCTGAAGAATTATTTGTATCGTGTTTATATACCAGACGTGGCGGGGTAGATATTAATCCTACTCGTGCAACTGATAATAATACACTTTACAAGTATGGCGGTGGTATAGTAGATGTGATGAACTTCTGTACCAAGACTGCAAGACAATAGTGGTTTATGAAAGCTAACCACTCTAAAGATCACACTGCTTTCTATATAAAGGTGTTAAAATGAAAAATATTGTTGTTTCTCTTTCCGGAGGTATGGACTCCTCAACTCTCTTACTACGCTGTATTAAAGAAGTAGGTGCAGAAAATGTAACTGCTATCTCTATGAACTACGGTCAAAAGCATGTATGTGAGCTTGAGCGAGCTAAACAATTAGTTGATTATTTGGCAAGTAAAGGCCATAATATTACCTATCAAGTAATTAAGCTTGATGGTATTACTGAACTGCTTTCTTCTGCTTTGGTATCTGGTGGTGACGATGTACCAGAAGGTCATTACGCAGAAGACAATATGAAGCAAACTGTAGTACCTAATCGCAATAAGATCTTTGCATCTATTGTTCAAGCAGTAGCTCTATCTGTTGTTAAAAAGACAGATGAAGAAACTGCTATAGCTCTTGGTATTCACGCAGGTGATCATGCAATCTATCCTGATTGTCGTCAAGAGTTCCGTGATGCAGATGATCAAGCATTCCGTATTGGTAACTGGGATGCAGAAAAAGTAACTTACTTTACTCCTTACTTGTATGGGGATAAGTTTGATATTCTTACAGATGGTACAGCTCTTTGTGTAGAGCTCGGTCTTGAGTTTGATGAAGTGTATAGTCGTACTAATACATCATATAAACCTCTTCAGGTAAACGGTGTTTGGTATTCTGATTATAAGAGCTCATCTTCAGTAGAACGTATTGAAGCGTTTATTAAACTTGGTCGCCCAGACCCTGTTGCATATGCTGATGAAACTGGACCAGTACCTTACGATACTGCACGACAGCATGCAGAAAAAGTGCTTGCTGAATATAATGAGGTTGCTTGATGAGCACAAACTTTGAGCGTATTAAGGAGTGGTCAGACGAACGTCTGATCACTTTCCAGGAGCCAGATCGCAATGGCTTTCTTGCTATGATTGTAGAAGAGCTTGGAGAGTTTCTCGAAGCTAAGGACGACGATGGTCGCATCGATGCTATGGCCGATATCATCGTCTTTGCTTATGGTGAAATAGCCAAGTATGGTTATCATGGTGATAAAGTCATGGATGAGGTAATCAAAGAGATTAGTTCACGAGTTGGCGCATATAGTCCTGAAACTAAAAAATGGCAGAAAGATAAGTCTCCTGAAGCTCAAGCGAAGTGGTATACAGCAGACTTTAGCAATTGTAAACTAGATGATGGAGACAAATAATGGCTCAAGTTGAGATTCAGATTAACTCGGAAGAGTTGAAGAAAAGAAAGATAATGATTTGTACACCAATGTATGGTGGTCAGTGTGCTGGTATCTATACTAAGTCTTGTACTGATCTTTCTGCATTAGCACGTAACTATGGTGTACAGATAGGATTCTTTTACTTGTTTAATGAGTCGTTAATTACTCGTGCTCGTAACTATCTTGTTGATGAGTTTATGCGCTCTGATTTTACTCATTTAATGTTTATTGATAGTGATATTGGCTTTGATCCTACAGATGTACTGGCATTAGCTGCTATTGCTGAACCTGGTACAGATAAGGACATTGTTTGTGGTCCGTATCCTAAAAAAGCTATTGCATGGGAAAAGATTAAGCGCGCTGTAGATAAAGGCTTTGCTGACGAAGACCCTGGTGTGCTAGAAAAATATGTTGGTGATTACGTATTTAATCCCGTTCAAGGTAGTGGTGATATTCGAATTGATACACCTACTGAAGTACTTGAGGGTGGTACTGGTTTTATGATGATTCAACGTAGTGCATTTGAAAGATATGCAGAAGCTTATCCTGAATTTATGTACAAGCCAGATCATATTCGTACAGCTCATTTCGACGGCTCTCGAGAAATTATGGCATACTTTGATTGCGTTATTGATCCTGAAACGAAGCGTTATTTGTCCGAAGATTACATGTTCTGCCAATGGGCTCGTAAAGCTGGTATTAAAGTATGGATGTGCCCGTGGATGAAAATGACTCATATGGGCTCTTATATGTTTAGTGGAAGTCTTGCTGATCTTGCACAGGTCGGTGCTAGCGCTACCGTCGGTAGCGACTTCAAAGGTGCTAAGAAGAAAAAATAAGTGAGATTTATATTATGAAGTTAACTCCTAAGACGTTTTCTATTTTAAAGAACTTTTCGTCGATTAATCAGTCTCTGTACGTAACGCAAGGGAATGTGTTGCGTACTATATCTGAAATGAAATCTGTAATGGCTGAGGTTGAGGTACAGGAGATGTTTCCTCGTGACTTCGGCATCTATGATCTTAATCAGTTTTTAGGCGTAGTAAGTCTTTTTGAAGAGCCTGATTTAGACTTTGATACTACCTTTGTTCGTATCAGCGGCGGTCAGGGTGCGAGTAGTAATTACTTCTATGCTGATAAAGCTACTATTAGAACCATGCCTCCAGAGAAGTCGTTTGTACTTCCAGATGTGGTAGAAACGTTTGCTGTTACTGATAAAGTAGTTAAAGGTGTTATGCAAGCTGCGAATGTATTGCAGTTACCAGAGATTGCTATTGTAGGCGACGGTACTAATATTACTATTGAAGCTATCAATAATAAAAATAGTACAAGTAACTCGTTCCGTTATGAAGTTGGTAAGACTAATAAAACTTTTAAAATGATCTTCAAAGTTGAAAATATTAAAATGATGATGGGTGGATATAACGTATCAATCAGCAGTAAGAAGATTACTCAATTTAAAGCTGTTGAAGGTACTCTAACCTATACAATTGTGAATGAAGCATCCTCTACATATGATGGATAATGTGAGATTTATATTATGTCAGAATTTTTATGGGTCGAAAAATATCGACCTAAGCGAATCAGTGAGTGTATTTTACCAACTAATCTTAAAGTAGTCTTTCAAGAGTTTGTAAATAAGAAGAATATTCCAAACCTACTACTAACCGGGAGCCCCGGGGTTGGAAAAACTACTGTAGCTCGCGCTATGCTTGAAGAAGTAAATGCGGACTATATAGTTATTAACGGTAGTATGAATGGTAATATTGATACTCTGCGTAATGAGATTATGCAGTTTGCGTCTACAGTTTCCTTTACCGGTGGTCGCAAGTATGTTATACTAGACGAAGCCGACTACCTTAATCCTAACTCTACTCAGCCTGCTCTTCGCAACTTTATGGAAGAGTTTAGCAATAACTGCGGCTTTATTCTTACTTGTAACTTTAAGAATCGTATCATCGATCCGTTACACTCTCGATGCAGTGTTGTGGACTTTAATATTCCGAAAGATGAGAAGATGAAACTTGCTTCTCAATTCTTAAATCGTGTCAATGGTATTCTCGTTCATGAGGATGTAGACTTTGATAAGAAGGTAGTAGCAGAGCTTATTACAAAGCATTTTCCTGATTGGAGAAGAGTACTAAATGAGCTGCAACGTTATAGTGCTACAGGAAGTATTGATAGCGGTCTGCTTGCAGAGAACGGCGATGGTAGTATTAAAGAGCTTGTTGAGCATCTTAAAGCTAAAAGCTTCACAGAGATGAGAAAATGGGTAGCTCAGAACAATGACATTGATACTACTGCACTGTTCAGAAAGTTATACGATACTGCATCAACATATCTTGAAGCAAGATCTGTACCTCAATTAGTTTTGCTACTTGCAGACTATCAACATAAAGCAGCGTTTGTAGCTGACCATGAAATTAATATGGTAGCATGCTTTACAGAGATAATGACTGACTGTGAGTTTTCAAAATGAAGCCATTCGATTATCTTAATGCTATAAACTATACGAAAGAAGACATTATAGAAGAATCTGATAATCCAGAACTAGCAGAAAAGTTGTATCCTCCGTATATGATAAACAGAGGTTTATCTTATTTTACAGATACTATTCTTTTTGCTAATGAAATGAACATCCGCCACCAATGCGACAACAAGCTCCAGTTTGAGTTTTTCCTAAATAGTATACGCAAACGAAAAAGATTTAGTAAATGGTTCAAAAAGGAGCAGGATGAGAACCTTGACATAATCATGAGTCATTATGGCTATAGTTATGAAAAGGCGAAGCAAGTACTATCTCTCTTCACAGAAGAAAAATTAAAACAATTGAGAGACAAGAGATTTGAGGGTGGGATGAATGGCAGTTGATCTAAATTCTATTGTAGAAATAAAACTAAAACAAGACGATGACTTTTTGAAAATACGAGAAACTCTTACTCGTATCGGTATTGCATCACGCAAAGATATGACACTGTATCAATCATGTCATATTCTCCATAAACAAGGTCGTTACTATATTGTTCATTTCAAAGAACTTTTTGCTTTGGATGGAAAACCTACTAACTTTGATGAAGCAGATATTTCAAGAAGAAATACTATTGTTAATCTTCTTGCTGAATGGGGACTAGTAGAACTGGTAGATGAAAATAAAAGTAAAGACCCTGTTGCACCTTTAAGTCAAATTAAGGTACTATCTTTCGGTGAAAAAAATAACTGGGAACTAGTTGCGAAGTACAATATTGGTAGAAAACTTTAACATACTGACGAAACTATATTATGAGTAATGTTTATTGGGCTCCTTATGCAGGTTTTGGCTTTAGCGAGATGGTCTTTCCAGAACCTGAAAGGCTTCTGCCAGCTCTTAACACCCCTTTATTTCTGGAAACAGATATACTTAGATGTCCAAGTTTTACAGGCCATTTAAAAAATACATTTGTTATTAAGTCTCCTATAGATATAGAAATTGGGTGGGATGAACATGAGCAAAGATGGAGAACTAATTGGAATGATGAAAGAGCAAATATATTTTTAATTAGACATCCAGAATATCAAGTTTTTACTTTAACAATATCATATCTTTTTGCATCTGAAGATGAAGATATGAACGTAGAGATAAGGCCAGCAGCGTACAGTCATAACGAATTTACTCAAAAAACAGCTTTTGTTGGTGGTGATATGTGTATAGGCAAATATCTTAGATCCACTGATTGTGCTTTTATTTTAAGGCCAGAATATAAACGTGTTAAAATAAAAATAGGTGATCCGTTATTCTACGCTACGTTCAAATCAAAAAACGATACAAAGATCAAAATGAATAAGTTTTATATAACAAATGAAATCGCTGAACTTATAAATCATGTTGATAATATGAAAAGAAACAGATCTTTTACTGTATTAAAATTACAAGACTATTACAATATGTATGTTAATAGAGGTTATAAAAAAAGAGCTTTAAAATTAATTAAAGAAAACATATTAGACTAATATAAATAAATTTGCGATTTGTTGTAAATCGCAAACCTTGAGATGCGGAATGGTCCGGTCTCATTTTAACCTTGCTTAATAAAAGGAGGTCTTTATGACTAATCTACCTTTCCCTCGCGCTTCGTTTGTTGGTTTTGATGAGCTGTTTAAGCAGCTTGAAAGAGCTATCGAACATCAGCCTTTGCAATACCCACCTCACAATATCGTAAAATATAACGATACTCAATTTGATATTGAACTAGCTGTAGCTGGATTTGATATGGATGATTTAGATATTGAGTGGGAAAAAAATGTTCTTACTATTACAGGTGATAAAAAGCCTAGAGTAGGTACTGACGATCGTGATTTTGTACATAGAGGTATCTCGCAGAAAAAATTTATTCGTAAATTTAATCTAGCGGATCATATTGAAGTGGTAGGAGCAGATCTACATAATGGTATTCTTTCTGTTAAACTTGAGCTTATTGTTCCTGAAGAGCTTAAACCGCGCAAAATATCTATTTCAAAACCCGAGCTTTTACTCGAAGAAAACTCTTGATCTTTTAGTTAATAGTTCATATAATAATGGGGTCCTTAGAGGCCCCATTCTTTATGTTAGATGAAACTAAATTAAAAATATTTAAAAGCTTTCTTTCTTGGGATGAATGTAAAAAATTCTTAAAGGCTGTACCAGCTGTTACCTCAGAAAAAATGAGCTGGGAAGATAGGACTGTATCTATATTGAATTGGGAAATTACTGATAGAGTTACCAATTATGTCAATAGCTATTTTAATACTACCTTACAATGCTACGACTCACAGATTCAATTGTGGCCTATCGGCTCCTATTCAATGCCTCACAAACACGATGAAGATGGTAGAGAAATAGGTGCATGGAATGCTATGATCTATCTTAACCATAACTACGAAGGTGGTCATTTTGTATATCCTGGTGGTAACTTCAAACCAGCTGCAGGAACATTAACTTTTTTTAACGGTGGAAAAATGTATCATGGTGTAACAGATGTAAGTAAACATCATAGATATACTATGATTTTTTGGTTTAAACAAAACGGAGAAAATAATGTCTGATGTTAAATTAATTCGTATGTCTTCGGGTGAAGATGTTGTAGCAACAATAGTACACGATAGTGATACACGTCTAACTATTAAAGACGCAATCGTAGCCGTACCAACAGGTCAAGGTCAACTTGGTTTTGCTCCCTGGTCACCTATCATTAGTAAAGAAGAAAAAGAAATACCGGTATCAAAAAACTTTATTGTTTACGTTGCTAACGTTGACGATGCTGTGTTGAGCCAGTATAATAGTATGTTTGGTAATATCGTAACTCCTCCTAAGAAAGAAATTATTATTTAATGGCAACTTTCTATACAAGCGTAGATGGCATCGGTAACGATATACTGTTCTGTGGTTATAAGAACGGTAAACGTATTCGTGAGAAGATACCTTACAAGCCTACTATGTACGTTCACTCTAATCAGAAGACTAACTTTAAGACGTTAGACGGTAAGTATGTTGAGTCTGTAAATCCTGGTAGTATTAGAGAGACTAGAGAGTTCATGCGTGAGTATGGAGAGGTTGAAAACTTTAAGATCTATGGTAATAATAACTTCGTACATCAGTTTATCTCTGATGCTTTTCTTAAGAGAGGTGTTGAGTGGGATCGCGACTTAGTTAACGTTACTACTCTTGATATCGAAGTTCAATCTGACGAAGGCTTTCCTCATGCCGAACAAGCTAACTATCCTGTTACTGCTATCACCGTAAAGAATAACATTGATAATATCTTCTATGTATTCGGCGCCGGTGGTTGGAAAGAAGAAGATTCTATTCTTCCTAAAAAGATACTTGACAGAGTTGTTTATGTAGATTGTGAAACTGAATCCAAGCTTCTTATGAAGTTCTTAGAACATTGGCGCGCTAATTATCCTGATGTTGTTACTGGCTGGAACTCAAGACTGTTTGATACTGTTTACCTAGTTAACCGAATTGGTAAAGTACTCGGTCAAGACTTAGCTAAACGTCTTTCACCTTGGGGTCTGATTCAAGAACGATTTGTTAAGTTTGCTTCTCGTGAAGAACAGGTTTACGAATTGAGAGGTATCCAGCAGCTTGACTTCCTAGATTGTTTTAAGAAGTTCGGTTACACGTATGGTACTCAAGAAAACTATAAACTGGATAATATTGCTCACGTAGTTCTTGGTGAACGTAAGTTAGACTATTCTGAGTATGGTACGCTTCACGATCTTTATAAACAAAACTATCAACTGTATATCGACTATAATATTAAAGACGTAGATATCGTTGACCGTTTAGAAGATAAAACGGGTCTAATTACTTTGTCGATGACTGTCGCTTATAAAGCTCTAGTTAATATGACTGACTCGTTTGGCTCTGTAGGTGTCTGGGACGCTCTCCTATTTAATGAGTTACGTAAGAGAGGTATCGTTATTCCTCCGAAACGTGATAACACTAAGGAGAGAAAGATAGAAGGGGCTTTCGTTAAAGATCCTCAAAACGGTATGCACGATTGGGTTATGTCGTTCGACCTTAACTCTCTATACCCGCATATCATTATGCAGTATAATATGTCTCCTGAGACTGTTATTGATGGTAGATGTGATGGTGTAAATGTAAATGCTCTCCTTGATGAGAATAAGTTCGATATACCTAAAGATTATTGCATGACTGCTACTGGTCAATACTTTGATAAAACTAAGAAAGGTATTGTACCTGAGATTATTGAAAGCTTATATGCTGAACGTTCTGCTACTAAGAAGTTAATGCTTGACGCAGAACAACGAGCTCAGAAAGATAAAAGCTATGAGCTTGAACGTGAGATAGTTACTCTCAATAATCAGCAGATGGCTGTAAAGATCTTAATGAACTCTCTTTATGGTGCATTATCTAACGAGTACTTTAGGTATTATGATATTCGTGTTGCTGAATCTATTACTGTTACCGGTCAGCTAACTATTCTCTGGGCTCAAAAAACTATTAATCAATATCTTAATAAGATACTTAATACTGATAATGAAGATTATGTTATTGCTATCGATACTGACTCTCTTTATATTCGAGTTGGTACACTTGTAGATAAAGCGGTTAAAGATATCACGATTGATAAAGGTGTTAAGTTCTTAGATAAGGTTGCCTCTGAAAAGTTCGAACCGCTACTTGAGAAAGCTTACGATAAACTTTGTAAGTACGTTAACGGCTACGAACAAAAGATGGTAATGAAGCGAGAGGTCATTGCTGACAAAGGCATATGGACTGGTAAGAAGCATTACGCTCTAAACGTTCATAACTCTGAGGGCGTACAATATGCAGAACCTAAACTTAAGATTATGGGTATCGAGGTTGTAAGGTCGTCTACTCCTCAACCTTGTCGTGATATGCTTAAAAAGTCTATTGGTATTATTATGAATACTGATGAAGAGACTACTCAAGAGTTTATTGAAAAATGTAGAAACGAATTCAACGCTCTACCTGCTGAAGATGTTGCTTTTCCTCGA